ACATCAAGGACATGCCGCTCGATCAGGTCAAGGAACTGTCTGCGCAGGCTGCGGTGCTGTATCAGGAGCGGTTTACGCCAGCCGACGAGACTCCGGCGCCGAAGAATGGCGGCAAGACGAAGCCGCCGCTTTTCTAGTAGATCAACGGGGCGAATGCAAAGGCTGATTTGCAGGAATAGGCGCCTCTCTGGGCAGTGTCATGGGTGACGCGCCGTGACACCACGTTAAGCTGAATTTCTATAGTCAAAAATCCTGGCATCAGCACAGGCCGCCCCACCCATCATCATCAGGAGAATAAAATGAAAGCAATATTTTTCGACGTAGAAACGCTCGGACTCCCGGTGTGGGACAAACCATCCGAAGATCCCTGCCAGCCGCGCGTCATCCAATTGGCGTGCGAGATGGCGCTGATCGACGGCCAGAGCGAAGGCTCCATTGCCAGCCTCGACGTCATCATCCGCCCGGATGGCTGGACGATCCCGGCAGAAATCACCGCGCTGACGGGCATCACGCAGGAAATGGCGATGGACGTTGGCGTGCCGATCAATAACGCGCTCAACACGTTCATCGACCTGTGGATGGTCAGCGACATGCGCGTGGCGCACAACGAGAGTTTTGATGCGCGCATGATCCGCATTGAGCTGATGCGTCACCCGGTATTCGGCGGCATGATTCTCAAGGATGATGCCGCACCGGACGGGCAGATCACGTTTGCCGATCGCTTCAAGGCTGGCGCGGCGTACTGCACCATGCGCAACGCCCAGAAAGTGATGGGCGTCAAGAAATCCCCGAAGCTGGCCGAAGCCTACGAGCACTTTGCCGGCGAGACGCTGATGGGCGCGCACAATGCCGCCGTCGACGTGATGGCGTGCAAGGCCATCTACATGGCGCTCAAGCGCCGCGAGTCTGATGCCGGCGCTGGCGCCGCGCCGGTCACGATCTTTGCCGACTCACCAGCGCAAACCAAAGTGAACAAAGCCGACCTCTGGCCTGGAGCGCAATGATGGACGTTTCCGTAATGAACTTCCGTGGTATCGACAAGGCCGAATTCCTCCTGTCGAACATCATCCTGCTGGCCGGTCCCAACGGGGTGGGCAAAACGAGTATCTGCCTGGCCGTGGCCGCTGCGTTCAGTCAACAGGCCATTCCATTCCTGCAAATGTCGGACAAGGGCAAGGTTGCCACCACGATCACCAAGGCCGAATCCGGTCGCATGGTGCGCACCGGGTACGAAACCGGCGGGGTACGACTGCGTGATGGCGAGTCAGAGACGCAAATCCTCTGGCCGCAGTGCGACGTCAAAACGAAGGGAAAGCCGCCCACGGCATCGGTCTACGCCACCGGGCTGCTGTCGGTGCTCAACCTGCCGCCCAAGGAACAGGTGCGCGCCCTGGCGGATCTCATAAAGGCCATCCCGAGTGCAGACGAAATGAAGGCGTCGTTCATGGAGGCCGGTATGTCGGAGAAGGCCGCACTCGATACCGTTGAGCGCGTTCTGGTCAACGGGTGGGACGCCATTGCCGAGGCCGCCAAGACGCACGGCGCGAAGCTCAAGGGCCAATGGGAAACCTACACCGGGGAGTCCTACGGGTCTGCCAAGGGCGCTACCTGGCTGCCGATGGGTTGGGAGGATGTCATCGCCCAGATGTCGGACGAGACGCTGACCAACGCCCTTGCCAATGCCAAGCAAGCACTGGAGACGCGCATCGCCAGTGAGGCGGTGAGCGCGTCGCTGGTCGAGGAGTTGCAGAAGAAGGCGGCGGAGATTCCGGTCTTGACGAGCGAGGGCGAGCGCCAGGCGATCACCTGGCGCGGCGCGCAAAAGGACTGCGAGGATGCCCGGAAGGCTCATGCGGCCGCCGTCGCGGCGCTGCCAATGGTCGAAGTGGGCGGGGCGATGGCCGAGCCGCTGGCATGCCCGCACTGCAAGAAGAAGGTGGCATTCAAGGATGGCGGGTTGGTGAAGGTGGCGGCCAGAGCGGCGGCCGTCGAGCCAGCCCCGGAGGCGGTTGCTGCCGTCGAAGCCATGCGCGCCAAGGTTGCGGAATGCCGAGAACTTGTCAACCTGACTGGCAGAAAAGCCGCGGCCGAACAGCGCAACCTGTCCGACATTGAATACCGGCTGCGTGAAGCGCACAATGCCGATGCCAAGGCCAAGAATCTGCTCGCCAAGCCACCAGCCGACCCGCGCCCGGTCGAGGCTTTCCGCGATGAAGTGCGCCTGTGCGAGTCCCGCGTCGAGGCCAAGCGCAAGAAGGAAGGCGCCGATCGCGCGCACGCCAGCATCGCGGCCAATCAGGCGTATGTCAACCTACTAATGCCGGACGGGTTGCGCAAGCGCAAGTTGCTGCGCGCCCTGGACGACTTCAACACGCGCCTTGCCGAGCTTTGCACCAAGGCGGCCTACAAGTTGGTGTCGGTGGACGAGGACATGGCTATCCGCTACGGTGGGCGCAGCTACTACCTGCTGTCGGCGTCGGAGCAGTATCGCGTGCGCGCCATCTTCCAGATCGCATTCGCGTTCGCCGATGGCGCACCGGTGGTGATTCTCGATGGTGCCGACATACTCGATGCTGACGGGCGCAATGGTATGTTCACACTGCTCGGGCAACTGGACATCGTTGCGGTGGTGGGCATGACGATGAACAAGCCTGAACAGGTTCCCGATCTGGAGCGTGCCGCCATCGGCGTGAGCTATTGGATGGCGGACGGCAGGATCAGGGAGATTAAGGAGGCCGCGCAAGCGCAGTAGAATTGTTTCATCAATCGCGGTGTAGCTCAGTTGGTAGAGCGTCGTGGTCATCCCCCGAAGGGCGCCTGTTCGATCCAGGCCACCGCAACCATTCAACTCAGGAGAACAAAATGGCAGCAACGAAACGTATCTACAAAGTAACGACCGGTCAGGCGCAACCTGTGCCGGAAGGCGTGCGGCTGGTCCGCGCCGACAACAAGGTGCAGGCGGTGAATCACGTCGCCAGGATGACGATCAAGGCGGAGCTGGCAAGCCAGGATGATCTGGTCAAGCTGGCCGGCACGATCAAGGTCGAGGATGCTGGTGTGGAGCCGGCCGGAAGTCTCGCGGACGGCTGACCGTGAAAGACCGGCGAGAAGTTTTGAAGGATGTGCAGGCGCGGCACGATTGGCGGCCAGCGCCGGTAGTGTTTGCGCCAGGCACGCCGCTTGGCGAAAAGGTCAATATTATGAAGGCTCACAAGGAGAAGATTGATACTGCCTTGCGGCTAGAGGTTGATCGCCTGATGCGCTTCGAGCATCGCCGTCGTTTCCGGTCGAAACAGCGCAGTATCAGGGCGCAAAGTCGCCTGTGATGCTAACCCTCCGACCAAGATGACAAAAGCCAACTTTCTAAAACGACTGGAGCGGATTCACCAGATGAAGCTTTCGGAAAAGGCGCATGAAGATGCTGTTGCTCAACTTAAATTTGAGGCCGAATTCTCAATGAAAATTAGGCAGATGGCAGAAAAACGGAAATGGAGCCGCAGTGATGCTAACCCGCTCTGAATACGACAATGGCGTCGTCGAATTCGAGACGCGCTTCCTGATCGCCTGCACGGCCTGCAAGCGGTTTGAGCTGCGTGGGGCGCTGCCGAACCCGCTTGACCTTGAGCCAGAGCGCAGTCCGGTGGCGAAACGTCTGCGGGCCACATGCAAATGGCGCGCGCCATTACCCTGCGCGTTCGAGCGTCGGTCAGGCATGGTCAAGCTCACTCATGCCCAGGCGCTCGCTGCTGACCTGTGTGGCACTTCGCCCATTATGCGGCTGATGGGTGATGATGGCGAGGCTGTCATGGCATCTAGGCTGCCGCAGCGTGACATGGTGAGCGTCATCGACATCACGCATCTGGCAATGAAGGCTTTTCAGGATTTGGGCGACGGAACGGAGGGATGAGTGAAATGGAAAATTGCCCGCATTGTGGCGAAAGTCTTGTGCCAAAAGTTACCCGGCCTGACGGGTGCGTGTGCGCCGAAAGCGAATGGCGTGACCCGTTCAACCTGCCGCCCGTGTGCGCGAACTACCAAGAGGAGAGGTCGTCCGGTGTGTGCGCAAATTGCGAACACGATGAACAATGCCACCAGCCGGCCAACGCCGAAGTCTGCGGGGCCGAAGGCATCCGCAGCACTGCCACGTTGGGCGACGCAACGAAGGGGGTGAATGATGACTGAATTAAAAATTGAGCGTATTGCGTTAAGGCCGCCGACATTAAGCGAGCGATTACGTCAAGATGGCGGAGTAGCATCTTGGCTCGTTGAAGCCGCCAAGCAACTGGAAGCTCGCATCACAGAATTGGAAGCCGAGTTAAAAGGCACAGTGTCGGCGGGATTGGAGCTTGCGCGCCAGCGCGATGCGTTGAAAGTCAACAATGCCGGAATGGAACGCGCCATCAAAGAGTTGGAAGCTCTGGAGGCGCTGGAAGCTCTGGCAAAACGCAAGACGCCGAACGCAAAATTCAGCGGGGAGCGAAGCGACTCCGCTGGAATGCAGGGTTCGGGGTCTGTGCACGAGAAAGGGGGTTTACTGTGATTGAGTTACTTCGCGCCCAAGCATCTGAGATTGCCAAAGAAGGGCATTGTGGGTGGGGAAACACTATGCTGGACGCATCAAGCGAAATTGAACGGCTGCGTGCCGCACTAGGGGCACTGCTGCGCTTCCACGCCGAGGGAGACGATGGTGCGGAATTGCCGCGCGAGCTTTGGGCTGTGAGTTACCGGGCGGCGGTGGAAGGCGCAGAGGCTGCGTTGACGCCGAACGCTCAAGGTAACGCGCCTTCAACGGCGCTAAAGGACTGACCTATGACTACCGAAACTGCCACGCCGTTGAAGGTCGCGCTGACCGAAGGGTTAGGGGCCGGTACGGAAGAATGGAACCAGCCTGACGAGGGTGATCTGCGCCTGACGAGCCAGCCGGTTTGCCCGTTTTGCGGATACGAGGAGGCGGATGCGTGGCAAATGCTTTTCGGGGAAGGCATGGAAAGCGACACTTCGCACGATTGCGGGCGATGCGGAGAGGAATATCTTTGCACGAGGGAGATCGTCCTTTACTACACGACGGAAAAACCAAAGGCACCTAACGTGGCGCTGTGCGGCGAGCGAAGCGAGTCCGAACGAGCACCGGGTTATGCGTCTTTTTGAAAGGAACGAACATGAGTTTAGAAGCTTGGGGCGATGAACCTGACTATGGCCCGGAACTGCCGGAAGGCTGGTGGGATGACGATCAAGTGGCGAGTGTGCGCGGGGCTGTAGAAGCGCTGCTCGCGGAACCGCTGTACGAGGGGGGCAACAAGGACGCCGGGGTTTCGGTTCGATTCCTTGCGCGCATGAGCGTCCTTAAATATCGCGCCGAACTGGCGACGAAAGAGGAGCCGCTGATCGTTGAGGCTCTGGCAATCGTCGGTGAGGAACCATGACGCATAACGCAACGCTGTGCGGCGGCGGCGGAACGCCGTCCGAACGAGCACCGGGTTCGGGGTCAGATCAACCACGGAGTGCGAAATGAAAACCATGAGTTGCGACATTTGCGGCAGAAAAATAATGAAACAGGAAAACCTCGTGGAGTTGATCGAGGGGGCGAAGATCGACGGCGTGAGCGAAGTATGCAAACCGTGCTTGGAAGAAATAAACGCTCAGCACGCAAAGCTGACGCTCATCGTCGCCGACATGAAAGGCGCTTGGTTGCGCAAGTGGATTGGAAATTTCAAGGCGAAAAAGGTGGCGAGCACATGACGCCGAACGCCGAAGTCTGCGGCGAGCGCAGCGAGTTCGCAGGACTGCCGGGTTAGAAGGCCATGGCAGAACTGCGGATTTACTACATGCGAGATAACCACACGTTCCGGCGTTTGAGCCTGAACATAGACGAAGCCGTTGAACAGATGCGGAGTGAGTGGGGCGACGGCTACACGCACGGAATGCTGTGCAGCAAGACCCCCGGAATGCCTGAATCTGTTCACGCGCACGGAAGTAAAAAGTGGTCGGAATTTGAAGCGGCTGCGAGGGCATATTACGCGGCAGTGCCTTCTAACGCAAAGCTAACCGGCGCGGAGCCGAATGGCGGAGCGTCCAGTGAGCGAAGCGAACGAGGTTGAGCGATGGGTTATGCACCTACATTAGTGAGCTACGGCGCTGGCACCAACAGCACCGCGATGCTCGTTGAAATGGCCCGCCGTGGCGAGAAGGTTGGCGGCATTACGTTTGCCGACACCGGGGGCGAGAAGCCTGCGACGTATGAGTATTTGGCGATGTTCAGTGATTGGCTGCAAGACCACGGGATGCCGAAGATTGAGACTGTGAAAAAAGGTGGGCGCGTGGAAACGCTTGAGGAAAACTGCCACCGCATGAACATGCTGCCAAGCGTGGCCTATGGCTTCAAGGGTTGCAGCCTGAAATACAAGGCCGAGCCACAGGAGGCGTTTGCGAACAACTGGAAACCAGCACGCGACGCATGGAATGCCGGCCTTCTGGTGGTGAAGTGCCTGGGCTTCGATGCCGACGAGCCGCACCGCGCGAGATTTACCGAGGACAAAAAGTACAAGTGGCGCTACCCGCTGATTGAGTTTGACATGGGGCGCGATGAGTGCATTGACTCGATTAAGGCTGCGGGCTTGCCACTGCCCGGCAAGAGCGCATGCTTTTTTTGCCCGAACAGCAAGCCTCATGAGATTTTGGCGCTACCGCGCGATCTGCAAGACCGAGCGGTAGCGATGGAACGGAACGCCAACCTTACGAGCATTGCAGGGCTTGGCCGAAGGTGGAAATGGGAGGACTTGTTGCGCGCAGACAGGGCGCAGCAGGTTCTATTCGAGGCACCACGGACGGACATGCCATGCGAGTGCGTCGATGGTGCATAACGTAAAGTAGCCGGAGCGTGCAAGGTTGAGCATGTACAGAATCACGAGAAAAGCCCGCGAGGCCCGGCCCAAGCACCCGGAGCTAACCGATGCCGACATAGAGCCGATCGCGTTGCCGCTGCCGCACCTGCGCCGCCGCATCGTCATCACCGATTTCGATCACGGCGAGACGGTGCACACACTCGACCTCTACCGCACGCGCCGGGTTGATTGCTACGCCGTGCATGTCGATGGCCAGCCGTGGCGCACCAGCATGGGCTGGAGCCGCATCCTAGCGGGGCTGCGCAAGAGTCTGCCACGCGTTCGATCTGCACAATCTTAATGGCCAATCAACCTGACCCGACAAAAGAGTGGTGGAGGCAATTCGACCAGCGCACGGCCGATCTTAAAATGGCTGAATACGGCGCCTATCGCCTTCTGGTCAATTATTGCTACGAGTACGCCGAACTACCCACCGATCGTGGACAGTTGTACGTTATCGCGCGCGCCACCAATCAGGACGATCGCTCCGTCGTCGATGTGGTGCTGCACAAGAAATTCAAACTTGATCCGCTAGGCCGGTTTCGCAACGCGGAGGTCGATGCGATGATTGCGCGGCGCAACCTATACCGCAACAGGTTCGATATGCGAACTGCGGTGATCCAGACCAACAAGGAAATAGCTGCCAGGCGCAAGGCGACCGTCACCGGCAAGCGTGGGGCACCAAAAAAAGTGTCACTGATCCTCCCGGATGTTGACCCTGCCACGTTCCCGTTGCCTCCCTGGGTGCCGCGCGAGCCGTGGCTGGCTTGGTGCGTCATGCGCACGGAGCGAAAAGTGACAAATAACCTGCGCGCGCTACAGGCTCAGGTGGTGACGCTGGACAAACTGCGTGGTGCCGGAGAAGATCCGGCTGGCGTTCTCAAATATGCACTTCTGCACGCAGCGACCGACTTGCGAAGGATCAGGAATCTTGGGCCGTCGATGATTGCCGGATGATGTTGCCGTAGTTCGTAGGCACATACACGTCGTCTAGCTTCAACACCAGCACACAATCGTTTCCAAGCCCCCATCGGAGCGCAAGAAACTGGCCGCGCTCAATGTCGCCGTCAGTGAACACCGATAGCTTCGGATTGTCAGAAAACATGGCGGCAGCGCGCATGGCAAACTCCTGCTGTCGGCGCTCCTCCTCGATACAGACGTGGCGCATCACCGGCTCCAGAAGTAGAGGAATATCGCCGGGCCACCAACGCCGATGGCCAGGCCGAGCAAGACGATTAGAAGATTGCTGACAACGCTCAAGGCGCTGTCACGCGGCACTTTCGGCAATTTTCTCACCGGCACGTCCAGTCGATTGGGTTGTAGGTGGGCGGGCGCTGCATGCCGGCCTTGAGTCCGCGCTGATACGCCGCCTCAATTTCCGGGCTGGCCGTAGGCATTGCCTGATGCGTTGGCACGCTGGCACGCAGCGCGTAGATTGCCGCCGTTGATATGCAGATGCCGACGATCACCGCCAACAGCACTCTTGGCTGACGTGGTGGCTCCGGCGCGGTATGCGCGGTGATGTATCGATCTTGATGGTTCAGGCCAAACGGTTCAGTGCGTGGATTCATGGCTCATTCTCCTTTAAGGCGAGCGCTGCCAAGTGGTCGAACAAGGTGACGCACCAATTGCCGAGCAGCGCAGTGACCTCTTGGTTGCCGATGTAGATGCTGGTAATTTCAAATTCGGCCGGATCTGGCGGGTTGATCTGCGTTGCGGGTATAGCCTTCGAGTAGTAGCCGCTCACCTCGATGGTCACGCCGTCAATGACAAACGGGTAGCCGCGTGCGCCGTGCGGGCGCGGCGATCTGGCGCGCTCCAACTCCACATCGAACAGCGGATTGCCGGTCGCCTGAAACAGTGCTAGGCGCGCTAGGTCTTGCGGCTTTAGGTTAGTGGGGTTGCTCATGCGTCCCACCCGGCATACCAGCCATCTGCGCGCTTCTGGATGACGATGTTGTCCTTCATGCCGATGTCGCAAAGCAGGTCGCTTTGCATGCTGTCGAGCGTTTCAAGTCCATCCTCGAACGTGGTGTCGCCAAAAAAATCGACAATCGTCATGCACAGGTGCGCGTCGCTCGCGCTGCCGTACCCTACCAGCGCGCGCCCGGCCTTGATCGGCGTGGTGTGCGGACCGCTCCATGTTGTCTTGCTCATGGCGTCACCCATACCCAAGCCACCACCCACCGGCCAATGTCGGACGGTTCGGACGGCGCGCTGACTACGGTCTTGTCGTCAATTGATAGGTCATCATCGGCGGCGCACAAGTCGCGCGCTGCCGCAACGTGCGGGTCATCGTCGGGCGCGGCGAACGCCTCGATGCAGCCGGGGAATGTCATGCCACCGGTGTTGAGCGACTCGCAGAGGGCGTCGATGGCGCGCTCGTCAAGCGGTTCGACGGTGCCTTCGTTCGTGGCGATGTGCCATTCTGGCGGCTGCCTGCTCGCGCCGTGCATGCGCTGCCAGCACCGCAACGCGGCAAGGATGGTTGACTGCTCGCGGTCGTTCAGTTTGATGATTGCCATTACTTTGCTCCATGCGCCAACCGGCGCGCTTGTTTTGTTTCAAATTGAAGGCGCTCCAGCTCGGCAAGGTTCGCGGCCTTCGCTAGAGGCATGTGTGCATCGCAAAGTTGATAGACTTCATCGTCTCCGCGCATGTAGCTTACGGCGATGTCCACGCGCGCGACGGCTGGAGACTGGCAGCAATTGCACAATCCCCGGTCGATCTTCTTGGTGTAGTGCAAATGCGGGTATCGTTTGTTGTTCATTTTGACGGCTTCCATAAGTGCCCGCAGCCGTGGCAAGTTCGCTCTCCGTCCTCAATCACATCGACATAGTGCAAGTCCTCATCGTCGAAGGAAGTGGCCGTGTAGCTATTGTCAAAGCGAGCCCACGTTTTGACCTCTACGCTCACGTCTGTGCATTTGCACAGCGGGCATTTGAATCTGGCTGTGGCCATATCAATCTCCGCGCGCTTGGTGCGCTTCGATCAGCGGCCACAATTCTGCCACGCGCTCTGGCGCTTGCTCAACGATCTCGATGTGCGCTGCTGCTGGCTCGTCCGGCCTATCGGTATCCTGCGGCACCATCATTACATGGTCGTCGCGGGAGTCGTAGTCGATCACCGCCGCATTAACGGGGGCGTCGGCGCAGACACAGGACACCATGCCACCTTCAAGCGTGATGACCACGCGCGGCGGCTTGATGGACTTGAGCGCATCCCGGATGTCGTTGAGCAGGTTCCATGCCACATCGGTGGGGGTGTGCTGCGCCTCCTCGCATTCCTGATCGAACTCGTTGATCGCGTCGATCAACCCTTGCAAGGATGTTGGCGCGGCTGGCTCAGGCGCATCGCACGCCTCGACCTCATCAATATCAAGCGAACCGTCATTGTTGTCAAAGTCGGGAAAGTCCTCGCTGCTCAACTCGTCTGCGGCCTCCTTCGCTGCCTCCAAGTCGTCGGCCTCGATGATCTTCTCGGCAGTGCCGCGCTGCGTGAATGTTGCGAGTACCTTGAATTGCGGCATGTCAGACTCCCGGCTGGTTAGAATTGCTAACCTGCGGCAACTCCATCCAACTAAGCTCAGGCTCCAGTATCTCGCTCCAGAGGTCATCAGGACGCACCAGGCGCTCGGCGTCCCAATGGGTGCCACAGCGGGCCATAGGGCGCGCCTTGATGCCGCGCTCGGCCTGCGTGACTACGTGGGGCCACGCGCTGCCGTGCAGGGTCACGCGGACGATCTGGCCGGGCTTGACAGGCTCGCCCATGAATGTGGTAAATTGGTGTTTCATCGAGTCTCCTCTTGATGGTGGGTGAAGTGTTGGGGCCGGTCGGGCTGCTACCTGACCGGCCCAATTTATTTGACGATGGCAACAACCTGTTGCCGCATACCATCGGCGCAATTGATCCAGTCGCCGATGTTGTGCTGGTCGGTGAAGAAGAACCCAAGCCCGCGCCCACCATCGCGGTAATGATTGATTGAGACTGCAACTGACGGAACTTCTAGGCCGCAGTGGCGGAAGCGCATCTTGGTTTCCATCGCTTTTTGAATCTGGGCTTCGATTTCGTGTTGGTGGATCATCGCGCCCTCGCCAGCAGGTAGCGCGCGTCCTCGAACGGGACGCCGAAGCGGGCCAGATACCGCGCTGCGGCTCCAGTGCCTTTCACGTCGCGCAGGAGGAGCGCGTTGTCCAACAGGTGTTGTTTGCGGTTGGTCATACCAGCGCCGCGCCCTTCTCGTCGAGCTTCGGCAGCGCCGCGCTCATCGTGTCGCACCACGTTTGCAGGTCGTCGATGGCCTGTTGGTACTGGCTGCGCTTGTATTTCTTGCCGGTGATCTGACCGGCAGCGGCGAGCATTGCGCCCGGTGTGTACGCGCGATTCACCTTGATGCCAGTCTTGGCGAACAGCTTGATCGCGCTCTTAAGCACGGTGGCGCTATACAGCTTGGTGGCGTCCGGGCCGACGAACGACATAGCGCCGTTCGCGTGGCTCTGGATGTGGGATTCTTGCTGCATGACTCTCTCCTTCTCGGTGGTTGGTGATGCCGGACTGCTATCCGGTGGTTATATTTATAACGCGCTTCGGGTCAGGCTGTCAAGCCTTTTGTGGCGATGCGTCGCACGCTCTTGGCCTCCCGCTCGCGCGCCACGGCGAGGCAGTGCAGGGCGAACGCCACACAATAGGGCGCAGGGAACGTGCCGCGCGTATCCAGATAGCGCCGCATCGTGCGGTGGTCGATGCCCAAGGCGTCGGCACACTGGCCTTGCGACAGACCGGTACGTTTGACCAGCTCGCGAAGATGGGCCGGATCGTGGCGGTACAGGCGAGCGTCGGGCTTCATAGCGCGCCCCACTGTGCTGCCATCGCGTCGGCCAAGCCTTGGAAGGTCGCGCTCCTGATCTTCCATCTGTCTGGCGAGGGCGGCAGGTTGTACCAAACCGGGAGCGACTTTCCGCTCTTGGTGATGTGTCGCGCACCCTTGCCAACGATGTTGGTCGGCGCCAGCGGCGGCAGGTTCTTGAGCCATAAACACGTCGTCTTGGTTGCTTCGTGACCGAACATCCACGGTTGCACAATCTGGTCAGGTTTGCGGATGTGGGTCGAGATAACGGACACCGGATTCTCCAAGCATATCCGCTCAATCGGCGCGTCGAGCAACAGGCGCACGAAGTCGAGGGCGGCCTGCTGGCGTCCATCGGCGATCTTGGCGGCGAAGTGTTTCGCGCCGCTCACAGCCAGATGCGTGCATGGTGGGTGCGCGATCATCAAGTCGAACGCGCCGCCCTGCTCGATCATGTCCTCAACGCGCCCGATGTAGTGGTATGGCGAATCGTCATCGCTCGGCAACAGGTCGCAGGACATTACATCGTGTCCGAGGACATCAAACGCCCTGCGCACCGCGCCGGAATATTCGCAAGCTACAAGAACTTTCATGGTTGCAGATACTGGCGCTTGCATTCTGCCCATGCCTGCGACCACAAGTCGCGCTGCGCATCGTCCTGAATGTCGAGGGGCGGCAGACCTTCAACCTTGCCCCAAGCCGTCTCCATGACGACATTGGCGTCGCAAAAGTCGTGTGTGTGACAGATGAGCGGGTTCGGCTCCGCAGCGTTGCGGCGGCAGACTTCGCGCATTTCTTCCGTGCTCATTTCCACGTCCAGCACGTCGAAGAAGGCGCGAGCAAGAGCCTCTACCGTGAGCGCGTTGAACTTGATGTCGATGATCTTTTTCAAAGCGTCACCCCTTCGACAGCGCGCTCGCTGATCTGCCCGTCGCGATACAACTGATCCACGAACTCCACGAAGGCGCTGCGGATCGTGGCGTTGTAATCGTTTTGCCTGCGCCCCGGCAGGCGCTCAAATTGCGGATGGGCAGCCCAGAAGGCGGCGCGGATTTGTTTGTAGAAAAGCATGGCATCAGTCTCCGTGATGTGAAAGCAAGTGGGCGAAGCGCAACCGGGCTTCTTCGGTTTCAAACTGGTACACGCGGATGCGGCGGGCGATGTTGCGCAGCCGGTAGGCATCGGCGTGGAGCCGGTGTTGATACTCGGCATCCAGCTTGCGCCATCCAGCGCAGCGCGTGCGGTCGTGCCGGTTGATACGGTCATGCATGCCGCGCTCCAGATCGCGCAGGATGTCAGCGGCGGGCACCGGATACCAGTTCCAGCCGTTGACGTGCTGGCGCGGGTTCACGGTGCATTGGAGCCGCACCTTGCGCCAGCCGTCCACGTAGGAGCGCAGGCCAACGGCGCGGCCACCCGGCAGGGTGACTACATGGCGATACGGGCGCGCGGTCGATTCGGCGATGATGGCGTCGATCATGGTCAAAACTCCCCGCATTCGGCGCGCATCATGCGCATGTCGGCGGCATCCTCTGCCGCGCGCTCGTCAAACTGCTCCAGCGCCTCCACAAGCAAGGGCGTGGTGCTGCAAGCCTCACGGTTGACCTCAAGCACGCGCCCGAGCGCGCCACAGGGCTGACAAGGCTGGTCATACGCGCCGTTCATGTAGTCGGCGCGCTCGTCCTCGTCCCATTCGCGCTCGAAGTCCTCGGCGCTAATCGCGCCAAGGGCCAACGAGTGCTTACCATTGCCCCGGCAGGTCGAGCAGATCACCCAGACGGCGGGCAGGCGCACATCGACCTCTTGCGCGAACCCGCCAGCCTCCTCGCCCCGTTCACGGTACAGGGTGAACCCGAGCCATTGATCGCTCATGAGCAACACCCGCAGCATGGGGCATCTTCGCAGCGTCCCCGCTTGTTGGTGTAGTGCTCAGCACCGCCGGAGAACCGGGTGTAATTGGAGCCGTACCGCGACTGGCGGCGCGGTGCCGATGCTGGCGCACCAGCCACCAGCGCGCGCGCCTCTTGCGCCTTGTCATCTGGCACAAGCCACGCCTTAGCGCGCTTGTCCCATGTGCCGCCCAGTGCGCGCAGCGCATCCTTGACCGGATATGTGTTACCGGTGACGGCGATCATACTGCACACTCCGCAAGATTGGCCTTCGCGCGCGCCCGCGCCGGGATATGGTCTACCACGTCGGAGAAGTAGCGATCCGCACCCCCCTCGATGGTGTGCACTGCGTAGAGCACGGAGAGCGCGTCGAAATGTTCAGGGAAGGCCACGGCCACGACAGCCCAGTCACAATCCTCCTCATAGGCATTTCCGCCCGCAAACGTCTCGAAGGCGTGCAGGGCATCGGGCATGGCAGAACGACGGGCGGGGGACAGCAGATACCCGCCGTGGCCAGCGGTCGTTACCAGCGTGATGCCTTCGGCGATCTCGCGGACTGTTTGGGATTCGCCCCAAGGCGTGTGGATGCGGCGGTTCACAGCGCACCCCCTTCCAGTCTCCGGGCCAGCAGGTACAGGCACAGGGGCACGCCACGCTTGGCACAGAACCGGCCAGCGGCAGCCACGCCCCATTGCCGGGTGTGTGTGGCAGCGCGCAGGGCCAGCGCCGCGTGCGGGTGGACTTCGGTGATGCGGCTCATGATTTTGCCGCCGCTGCGGTGGCCGCCTTGATTTCCTTCGCCGACCACTGGCTGGCGATGGCACGCGCAAGCTTCTGCTCGTCAATGGCAATCTGGAGCAGGTATTGCTCGGCCTCGGCGAACAGGCGGGCGCGTTCGGCTTGGAGTTTGCCGATGGCATCAACCTGTCGAAGAATGGGCGCGCCAACCTCATGCAAGTGCGGCGCGTATTTGGATGCGAGCATTCGATTCTCTCCTCTGATAGTGGCCTCTGCCAAGGCCGGAACATGTATTATAGGACAATATGCCCTATGGTGTCAAGCGATATTTGCTATTCGCAAACAGCATATATCCCACCATACGGAATAAAGGGTCAGAGTAGAACTGACCGGCAGTCAGGAAATAAATGGGGACAGAGTTGGAAATCCTTGCGCCCAGCGCGCGCGCCGGTGTAACGTCCTCCCCCAGATCGACCTCGGAATAGGCCGATGCTCACACCCCGGCCCCGCGAACGGATGCAAAACCAGCAGCGCGAGGAGAAAGCCAAGGCCTTCCGGCCAGCAGATCGGGAGCAACACAGGGCACTGCGGGAACAGAGGGGCGAAACACCCAACGGGGCGGCGAAGCCAGCACCCCAACCCTCGAAAGGCTGGCGAGTCAGCGATACCGGCGGCCGGTCCATCGACCCCCCGTACCCCTGTAAAGGCCACCAGATCGCACCCTCGCGCTCTGGGAGGCACCGGCTCGCCCGCCGTGTGCCTCTGGCTGAGTCCGCTCCTCCAGCAGCCAGATGAGGAACATCACACCCAACAGGCACCGGCAGAATGCGTATACACTGCGCAGGTTTTCAAGACCACAAAGAGGCGCACGATGAGCGAGTCAGTCGAGCAAAAAAAAACGTGGCTGGATGAGGCAATGTGCGATGCAACATCGCCCAACATTGTCATCCCAGAGATAATTGATAAAAAAAAACAACATGTGACCAAAATTGTCACATGTGACGAAAAACGTCACATCAATTCGTTGTTGGGAGACAACAGTTCCGCGCTTCCACGCCGGGTGGCGTCTCTGACCGGCCCCGAGTTGGTGGCGTTGCGCTCGGAGTGGGCGGCCGGTGCGATGACGGTGCAGCAGATGTGCGACATGTGGGGCGTGTCGCGGGTGGAGTTGATGCGCGAGTCGGTCAAGTGGGGTCAGCGTGCGGTGCGCGATGAGTACCGGGCGAGGCTGGCCGAGGGTTTGATCGACGAGGAGGCGGCTATAGGCAAGGTCGCTAACGAGGGGTTCGATACCCTGCCGCGTGATTCGAGTGCGGCGGTTGATCGGGCGGTGGCTCGGGCGGTGGACGTGGTGCGGCATCACAAGTCGGATGTGGCCGAGGCCCGCGCGATGGCCATGAGCGTGCTCCGGCAGGCCGATGACGGCGATCTCACCCTCCCGCAGCGCGCCACAGTGCTCGACAAAGCTGTGAGCGCACTCGCCAAAGCGATCACCCTGGAGCGCCAAGCCTATGGAATCGTCGATGACCCCGCCGGCAACACCGATGCCGTCGTGCCACTCGAAGAACGGCTGCGCGCATACACCAAATCGGGCGGCATCCTCACCCCTCCCGCAGCGGGCAAGGCAGCATGACCACGGCACGGCCCCGACACCCTGCCTCACGACGAGTTGGTACCATGCGCCCAAGGTCGACTCAGCAGGGGCCGGTGTTTTCGTCTTTACCCATCATTCCAGACGTTGAATACGTCCGGCAAGCGCGAGTGTGCGACCGGAGTCTGGTGTATTGCGACCGCTTTTCCCTGCCATAATCCGGGACTCCAAGAGGGTGAACCTGTGAGGAACTGCTGATGCCAAGAGGTAGGGTTGCCGCGCCTTTTCAGATGAACCCGAAGGAGTTGCGAGCGGGGATGAATCGAGCGATTCGGTCTGGCATAAATGGGTCCCATCTTGGTGTGAACCTGAAGGGTGAAAAAAAATCGGAAACTCCGTTGGTAAAAGTGGGACTCCGGAATGGTGAACCTGCCGATGGCCGGCGCAGTTGAACTTTGCTTTTGTTCAACTTGTTGAACGGTTGTGCGGGGTGATGAAGCGGGATGGAAAGTGTTGACTGGCGGCGCGATGTGTGTTATATTTATTCCATGCAGACCATCGTGCGAGGCAAGAGGCCACCGAATTTCGAGCGTATTGCCGCAGTGTTCCCCGGCGCGCGCGGCAAGGGCACGATCTTCTCGTATGGTGATCGCATCTACCTGCCGGACGGCGGCAACCTGTCGCGGGAGTTGATGGCGCATGAGGGCATGCACGGCATGCGGCAGATCGACATGGGTGTCGAGGTGTGGTGGGATGAATACCTGCGCAACCCTGCGTTCATGTTCGAGGAGGAGTTGCTGGCGCACCGGGCTGAGTATGCTGCGTACCGGGCTGGACGGCATGGGCGGTCGCGCGCCGGGCACCTGCACATAATTGCCGAGCGGTTGAGTGGGACGCTGTACGGGAACGTGGTGACGTATGCGGGCGCGGTTGATCTCATCACAAAGGGTGGGTTTGGTGTGATAGAGATAAAGGCGCGCGAGGTTGAGGAGGCGTGATGGCTGAAACCATTGATGGTGATTCTATTCAGGGTGTGATAAATGCCGTGGCGGCGCGCCGCAAGGAAGATTCTGAAAACGCAGTTGCCGGCGTGGCGCGGATTGATGGCGGGCAGAATGGGGCGATCGCAGCGGTTGGTGTGGCGATGCTGCGCGCTGTCCCAACGCCGAACGTGCTGACCCTGGCGCCGAAGCGCGCACCGAGCGGGCTGGCCGATGATCTGCGCAAACTCGCAGACCAGGTGGATGCCGGCGCGGTCACGGAGGCTGCCATCGTATTCTCCGATGACAAGCACTACCAGTACATCTGGGGCGCATCGAAGGCGCAAAGCGTTCTTCTGGCAACGCTGTTGCAGGCGCGCGCCATTCGGAATATGGAAACTTGATGGCGGCCCGAAAATCGTCTGGCCGCTCTGCGTTCCCGCCACCGGTTGCGCATTCGGTTCCGATGCCACTAGGTTTGATGACGCTGCCGATCGGTGACTTCGTGGCCACGATTGAGTCTCCGGCACCTGGCACGATCGAGGAATTCGACCGTATCTCGCGCGAGTTTTGTGAGAAATACTGGATTCCGTACCGCGGTCTTGGTACGTGGGCGGTTCCTGACGAAAGTGCCCCACCGGTAGCCCTTAGATTCCACGAAAGGCCATATATTCCACCGCCTGTAGTGGTCGCGGACGCCGGGCCCACTCCACCGATCACCGCGGACCTGTTTGCATGAGAGCCGCCAAGATAGACGCCAACCAGACCGTGATAATCCAGGCGCTGCGCAAGGCGGGTGCCAGTGTGCAACCGCTTCACACGGTCGGCGGCGGGGTGCCTGACCTGCTTTGCGGGTTCCGCGGCCGAAACTATCTACTCGAAGTCAAGGACGGCTCAAAACCACCAAGCGCTCAGAAATTGACGCCAGATCAGGTGATTTGGCATGACCTGTGGCGCGGTGATGTGTGCTTGGTGAGAACGCCGGAAGAAGCCATCGCATTTGTCTTGCAGAGGGCGGAATGAGCATAGCCGCCTACGCCTACGCCGACGCGCAGTTGATGGCCGATGACGAGCTGTACTGCCGCAACCTGGTCAAGATAAAGCAGAAAGAGTCCGGCGCGCTGGTCAGTTTCACGTGGAACAACGCGCAGCGCAAGTTGCATGAGCTGCTGGAGGAGCAAAAGCGCAAAACCGGCCGCGTACGCGCGCTTATTCTCAAGTACCGGCAGGGCGGCATCAGCACCTACATCGCGGCGCGCTTCTACAAGCGCACGTCGATGGCGATGGGGAAGAAAACCTACATCCTGACCCATGAGGACCCAGCAACGCAAAACCTGTTCAACATGGTCAAGCGCGTCCATGACAACATACCGGGCGACTACCGGCCCAAGGACACCGCGAAGAACGCCAACCAGTTGAAATTCGGTGAGCTCGATAGCGAGTACGCAATCGGCACCGCACAGAACGTGCATGGCGGCGGCCGGTCGAGCACCATTCACCTGTTCCACGGATCGGAAGTGGCATTCTGGGCGCAGGCGTCGACACACTTCTCCGGCGTCATGCAGGCCGTTCCGGATGCCAACGACACCGAGGTCATCCTCGAAACCACCGGAAACGGGCCGCAGGGCGAGTTTTACGACCAGTGGCGCAAGGCTGAGGCCGGCGAGAGCGACTTCATTGCGATTTTCCTGCCGTGGTTCATCCAGGATGAGTACCGCAAGCCGGCCGGCACCTACAAGCCGTTCGAGTTGAGCAAGGAGGAGCGCGAATACCGCGATGAGTGGCAGCTCGATCAGGAGCAAATGGCGTGGATGCACTTCAAGAGCATCCAGTTGGGCGGCAAGCCGGGCGAAATCTCCTGGCTGTTCCGGCAGGAGTACCCCGCCAGTGCACAAGAAGCGTTTCAGGCCGGCGGCGACTCGCCATTTATCACGCCGAAGGTCATCAACGAGGCGCGCAAGCGCGTGCTGCCGGTAGAGACTTATCAGCATGCGCCCATCGTGCTCGGCTGCGACATCGCACGAAACAAGGGCGGTGGTGACGCCAACCGGATACTCGACCGGCAGGGGCGGCGCCTGGGCGGCATCTACAACCACAAGTTTTACAGCGACGACATCATGGAAGTGGCCGACGAAATCATCAAGGCCATCGTCGCAACGCAGTGCCGCGCCGCATTTATCGATATCACCGGCCTGGGTGCCGGTGCTTACGATGCGGTGGTGCGCGCCGGCTACGGGGATCGCTGCGTGGCTGTCAATTTTGGCGCAACGGCGCGCGAAAACGAAAAATTCCTCAACGTGCGCGCCGAAATGTGGTGGAACATGGCCGAGTGGTTCAAGTCTCCCATTGGCTGCCAGATGCCGGATGATGACGAGCTGCACCGCCACATCGCCGCGCCGATATACGGGCCTGGAAAGTGCCGGTTTGACGCCAATTCGGTGTTCCAACTGGAGTCCAAAGAGTCGATTTACGGCAGATTGAAGTTTTCCCCGGACGGTGGCGACGCCGCGGCATTGACTTTTGCGCAAAACGTGTATGATGCGACGGCGGACAACCGCCCGGAGTGGGCGAAAAGGCTGGCGCAGCAGGACACACACTCAGGATCATGGATGTCCAGATGATTTTTTCAACTTCACCACTTCGAGGAGCACATCATGGGCATGAATGACCGGGCAGGGCAGGGCACCGTTGGCGCGGATGCCGCCAATTTCTTCCAGATTGAGGTTGACATCGCCGACGTGTCGGCCGACACGTCGTATTTCTCCATCGTGCCGTTCAGCGCGCGCTTGGCGAGGATTTACGGCATCGTCGATGGTGCCATTGCCACCGCAGACCTCGTCATCACCGCCAAAAACAATGCCGGCACCGCAATCACCGGTGGCGCGCTGACATTGGCCACCGCCGGCTCGGCTGCGGGCACCAATGGATCGGTCGACCCGACCGCTGGCAATGTGTTCACCCAAGGACAGAAGGTTGAGCTCGCGCTCACCGGTGCGGGGGCTGGCGGCACGCCGCGCGGCCACGTCACCATGATTTTCGAGAAAACCGGCCCGTAACGCGCCTTCCGTATCAACAATAAGGCGCGCAGCGCCATGAAAACGGAGGACGTTATGGCCGATCCAGCAATCCCGCCAGGGGTGCTTGATGATGCTTTCAAGTGGGGGCTCGGCGTGGTGTCTACTGTCGCCGCATGGCTGTTCCGAGACTTGCACCAGCGCATTGAAGGCGCGAAGGCAGCCGCAGCGGCAGACCTGGGCGCGCACAAGGCCCACATTCAGCGTGACCTTGATGCCATGAACCTGGAAATCGACCGGCGCCGCGACATCGAGGCGAAACTGTTCGATGAGATCGGAAAGGCCGAGAACAAAAACGCCGAGCGCTACAACGCCCTGGCGCGCGACATGCACGAAAAGCACCTGTTCCTGACCAACAACATGCACACGATGCACACCGACATCATCGGCCGCATCGACCGCGTGATGGAACGCAACGGGAAGGGCTGATGTTCGACATCATCGCCAAGCGGGAGATTCGCCCTGACCAGATACCGCGCCAGGACGCGGAACTCATTATGGTCATGGCCGAGCGCCACAATCGCGCCACCGCCGGCATGAGCGATTGGGCGACCAAGGCCAAGGAGTCGATCGAATTTGTCGAGGGCAAGCAGTGGAGCGCCGCCGACCTCGCCAAGAACAAGGAGGAGGGGCGCCCGAGCCTGACCTTCAACAAGATGAACAACCTGCTACGGCTGGTGGTGGGCTACTACCAGCAGCAGCGCACCGATGCGCGCTTCCGGCCATCCGATGAGTCTGGCACCAGCGAGGAAACCGCGCAGGGCATCACCAAGGTCAGTAAGGCCATCGGTGAAATGAATGATGAGCAGTACGTTGAGGGCGAAGTCATCCTCGACGGCCTTTGTACCGGCCGCGGCTACATCGACCAGCGCCTCGACTTCAACACCAATATGTTCGGCGACATCAGCGTGACAGCGCGCGACCCGTTCACCATAAAACTCGATCCGGACGGCAGCAGCTACGACATCAACGAGACTTGCGGCTATGTGATCGAGGACCGGTTTGTCAGTATCGACGAGATTGAAGCGACCTATGGCGCCGGCGCGGCCACACTGCTCTATCCGCTGGTGATGGGTGCCGGATTCACCGGTATGCCCGGCGGCAGCAGCATCAACGAATTCATCGAAGCCATCACCCCTTGGCGCAATTTCGGTGGCGCGCAGGACAGCATGGGCGTTCGCGCCGGCGCGATGGAAGCCTTCATGTCGCAGTGCTACGACACCGCACGAAAAACGGTTCGTCTCATGGACATCCAGCATAAGGTGCGGGTGCCATCGCGCTTCTGGGCAGACCTGGAGACAGGCGACCTTGAGTTGATTCCAGACAACTTCACACAGGAGCAGATCGCAAAGACGCTGGCGTGGTCAGAGCAGTATTGGGGCAAGATTGGTAAGCCGAACCCGATGCGCGTGCTGCACCGCATGGCTGATCGCTACCGCTGGACCACGATGGTTGGCGACATCGTCGTCTACAACAAGTGGAGCCCCTACCAGAGCTACACCATGACGCCGTATTTTCCGTATTTCCGCCGCGGCGTCACGCGCGGCATGATGGAGGATCTGCTGGACCCGCAGCGTGAGGTCAACAAGCGCCGCAGCGCCAATATCGACATCACCACGCGCAGCGCGCACTCCGGCTGGAAATATCACGCCGATGGGCTATCTACCGAAGAAGAAGCCAAACTCAAGAAATACGGAGCGGCCCCTGGCCTGAATTTGAAGTGGAAGGGCCAGCCGTTTATGAAGCCCGAGAAAATTGAGCCGTCGAGCCCGTCGCAGGCGTTCGAGCGCCTTGAGCTGCGCTCGGCAGACGACCTCAAGGAAATCTCCGGCGTCAATGATTCCCTGCTTGGCCTGGTCGACAAGGTGCAGTCCGGTCGCGCGCTCGAAGCGCGCCAGAAACAAGGCGTAATGACGATCCAGATGTACATGGACAACCGCATCCGCACTTCGGTTCTCAAGTACAAGCGCCGGCTGGAGTTGATCCAGACCAAGTACACCCAGGCGCGCGTGTTCCGCATCATCGGAGACAGCGGCCAGCCGGAAATGGTGCAACTGAACAAAATGGACGAGGCCGGCCGCATCATCAACGATGTCACGCTCGGGAAATTCAGTGTCAGCGTCGATACCACGCCGGTCAGCGCTTCCTTCATGCAGGCGCAGTTCGAGGAATTGATGGATCTGGTCGAGAAGGGCGTCATTCCGAGGGAAATCGTGCAGGACGTGGCGATCGAAGTATCGAGCCTGCCGCACAAGGAAGCCCTCAAGAAGCGCGCCGAAATCATGCAGGCGGCAATGGGGCTGCCAACCATCGCGCAACTGGAAATGGGCAACGTGCCGCCGCTTGCCGTTGGGCCGGACGGGCAACCGATGCCTGCCGCGCAGGCCGGCAACATCAATCCGGCGATCGGCGGCGCACCGCAAGGTGGTGGTCCACCAGGCGTCGGACATGCAAGCCTGCCGTCAAGGGCGGCTCAGCGGGATCAACAAGCCGTAGGTGCGCCGGCCTAAGCGCGCCACCATGAAAAAGGAGATTCAAATGGCAAAAATTCGACTCGGGTATGACGTGATCGTGGTGCAGGAAAATGATGGCGTGGAAAATCAGGCCTTCGTCGGCAAGGTGATCCGCGACAACTCGCCAAGCGGCTTCGATGTCGCCGTGATGGACTACGCCGAACATCAGGAAACGCCGGCCAACAACCTGGGCGCGGTGACGGTCATTGGCGGCATGTTTCACGCAGGCGATACCGCGCGCAATCAGCCCGAAGGCCATTCCGGGGAACTGACCTATCTGCGCACGCTCGGCGAGCACTACGAAATCCTCGATGCGCGCGAGCACGCGGCGCGCGCGGCCGCGGCTGAGCTACCGGACAGCTTACCGGCAGATGCCGTTGGCGCCAGCGCAGCGCAAGACGGCGCCTGATCGTGAGCCTCATCCTCCAAGGCGAGGGCATCGGCAAGTCAGTCCACGGACTCGAGGACCGGCTGATCGGTGCGCGCCTGCTTGGCTGGATGGTACGCGAGTCGGCCGGCTGCAACTGGTGGATCTGCGGCCTCACCCACGACGGCAAGATCATCACATGGGACTCGACCGCCCAGGCCGCCAGTCTGGACAAGGCGCTCGACGTGCCGCGCGACAAGGTGCATTTTGCTACGCAGGCATTGTCCGCGCTGGTCGAAGTGGGCGATGACGGCACCTGGCTGGTCGCGTGGATCGACAACTGCAAACGCTTCTACCTTCTCTGGAAGGATGAGGACGGCGACATCCAAATCCCGATTGAGATTGACTGCATCGGTGGATGGCTGAAACTGCGCGAGTGGCAGCCACGCCACTTCGTTGAGCACGCCACCACCGCGATGGCGACGTGGAAGGAAATCCACAAGCGCATGGAATACGGCGCTGGCCAGCAGATCAAGCTCGCCAAGGGCGACAAGCCGACCGCGCCTGGCGTCATGTGACGAAAACTTGACAGATTGAGTATTGGCGCATAATCTGCGCCAATTACCGCCGCCGGGGAATCGGGCGCGCAGCAAAACGAAATCGCAGTACCGCCGCCGGGCTTCGGGCGAATCGGACGTACCCACCGTATTGAGGGCACAAAATGGCAGTCTCCCAGAACAGTTTGAGCAATGAAGGAATTGATACCGAGCCACCAGCACCAGCACCGTCAGATTCGCCCGTAACACCGGTTCCAGGGGCGCAGGCAGCAGCAACGCCGGCACCCGCAGCAGCGGTAGAGGACGACCTCGACAGGGAATTGCGTCTTACGCAAGAACGTATTGCGAAAGAGGCGGGAGCACCAGCGGCGCCAGCAGCACCGGCAACGCCAGGCGCACCAGCCGCACCGGCAGCAGCAGCGCCGGCCGCACCTGTTGATGGCCAACCGAAACCGCAGCCGAAAATGGTTCCACTGGCTGTCGCAACCGCCGAAAGGGACAAGCGACAGCAGGCAGAGCGTGAGGCCGCGTACTACCGAGGGATTGCGGATGCAGCAACCGCAAACGCAACAGGCAAGCCCCTCCCTGGTACGCATGTTGAAGCACCACCGCCGGCGGAAACGCCGCAACAGGCGATGGAGCGGATCAAGGCCGAGCAGATTGCACTCGCCGATCAGTACGATCAGGGCACGATCAAAACGGTTGATTGGGAACGGCAGCGTCAGGCACTCAACGATCAGGAATGGAACATACGCGCGCAAACCATCGCTCCGCCGGCACAAGCGCCGATTGCGGACCAGCTTTACGAGGAGCAGGCAACTCAGCGACTCGAGGCGGCGTACCCCATTTTGAACACCCTCCAGGCGGAGGATTTTCAGGCGTTGGCTGTCATGGCACGACGGGAAGCCGCGCGCGAGGGGGTTGCAATCCCCAACAACGCGCTCGGCACGATTCAACTCCGCGAGCGGGTTGCAAAACTCGCTGTCAAGAACTTTGGGAACGGGGCTGCACCCGCTTCGCCACAACCGCCGGGCACGCAGCCGGCACACCGGAATGCAAGCGCGGCCGATCTGGCCGTGAATCATCCGGTGAACGTATCGAATCTCGGCGCCGGTGCGCAGGGAACGGGAATGACGGACGCGCAAGCGAACGCCGCTCTGGATGCTCTGACCACAGAGGATCAGAAAATTGCCTTCCTGAACGCAAATCCGGCGATCTTCCAACGCGCGATGCAGCGAGCCTCACCCGGATAGCTCCGGCCCGCTTCGTCGCGCTCGCATAGAAGGAGTCACCAACATGGCAGCAACCGACTTCGGCGCACTGCAAGACCTCCAGAAAAAAGTATGGAGTTTGCAGATCAGCCGCCAGGGACGCGACGAATCGTTTTTCATGTCCAACGGCTTCATGGGCTCGTCTACGAGCGACATGAACCGACCGGTGCAGCGCATCACCGAATTGACGATTACCGAAAAGGGTACGTCTGCGGTGCTCCCGCTTGTCACCGACCTTACCGGCTCGGGCGTCGTCAACGACAACCAGCTCGAAGGCAACGAAGAAGCGATCAACACGGACAGCCAGACCATCCGCATTGACCAGCTCCGTAACGGCGTCAAATCGAAGGGCATCATGTCCGAGCAGGAAACCGTCATCCGGTTTCGTGCCACCGGCAAGGACGTGCTCGCGTTTTGGCTGTCGGACTCGATCGACGAGCTTGGCTTCCTGACCGTTTCCGGTCGCGCCTACACCCTCAACGTCGACGGCAGCACGCGTACCCTGGCAAGCCAGTGGCCGCAGCTCTCGTTCGCCGCCGATGTGGTGGCCGGATCGACCAACCGCGTGATCTACGCTGGCTCGGCGACCTCGGAAGGCACGCTCACCGCCGCTGACAAGTTCACCTGGAACCTGGTCATCAAGGCCAAGGCATTCGCCAAGCGCAAGCGCATCCGTGGTATCCGCGCTGGTGGCCGCCAGTATTACATCCTGGTGCTCTCGACCGAGCAGTGCCGCGATCTGGAGCAGGACGCGGATTACAAGTCGATTCAGGCGAACGCCATGCCACGCGGCATGGACAATCCCCTGTTCACCAACGCGAAGAAGGTCATCAGCGACGTGGTCATCTACGACCACACCAAGGTATTCACCACCTTGGGTCTGGCGTCCGCTTCCAAGTGGGGTGCAGGCGGCCTTGTCGACGGCGCGCAAGCGATGTTGATGGGCGCACAGGCGATGGGCTTTTGCCAGCTTTCCAGTGGCGACAGCTACGAGGAGTCGGATAACACCGACTACAAGAACCGCCAGGGCATTGCGATCGGCCGGATCATCGGCTATCTCAAGCCGCAGTTCAAATCGCGCTACGATGCACAGTCCCGCGAGGACTATGGCGTCGTCCTCCTCAAAACCGCGGCTGCCGCTTAATAGCGACGCACAAAACAGCCCAACCAAGGAGCACACATCATGGCAAAGCAACGCATCAAGTTTCAACTGTACGACCTGAACGCGGGCGGCGTTGGCGGCAATGCGCAGATCATCCGGAACAACACCGGCGGGTTTGTGCTTGTCTCCAAGGCCAGCAACCCGCAAAAGGCCACGCTGTTCACCAAGGCCGGCGCGTCCCAGAGCAACGGGATGTCGCTGACCAACGGCGGCGCCGAGTTTTACATCGAGGACAGCGTCGACACCACCGTCGACCTGTTCATCATGTCGCCGAGCGGTCACTTCGTATGCAAATACGGCGTGCTGCCCGGCTTCATCGAAATCGGTGTCGATCTCAACCAGCGCCGCCAGATGGCGGTGGTGCCGTTCGCGGCGGTCGACTACACGGCGAACACCGAAACCTCCACCGGTTTCGTGTTTCCGAAGTCGGTCATCGAGTCGCCCAACATCGGCGTCGACGTGCAAACGCTGGAAGCAGCCAAGACCATCGCGTTCGGTTTCCTCTCCACGGAAACCGGCGGCGCGGCGGCGGGCTTTGCAACCGGCATGTCGCTGGCGGCAACCGGCCAAACGGCGGCAACGATGGCGGCTGGCGCGATCACCCTGGGATCTGTTCTCCAGGTGCTCACCACCGGCGGCGCAGTGCCGGTGCCGCGTCCGTTCCCATGCACCGGCGTCGCCACCTTTGCCCGCACCTTGGGCCTGACGACATCGGCGGCCACGGCATCGGCAAAAGGGTACATCCAAGTGCCCTACATGCTCGGCGCTGCACAGCCGAACGCAGTATCGCCGTAACCCGGCAATCGGCGTATGATGAAGCCCGCGGGGACACGATTCCCGCGGGCTTTTTTACACCACACAGGAGAACATGATGTCCGACCAGAAAACCGCAAAAGTGATTGACATGCTTGCCCCAGAGGGCGGTGTGCGCACCCATACCATTGTCGCCAAATTCGCGGCGGACGGGCGCACCCCGAGCCTGCTGAAAAACTACCCTCTGAGCGCCGACGTGGACAAGGCCGTCGAAATGCCTCTGGAGCACGCCATGCAGTTCCTCAAGGATGCGAGCTTCAAGGTGTTTGCCGAGGACGGCACCCTGATTACTCCGCTGCCGATCAACAAGGATGGCGGCATCGGCGGCATGAAGCTGGAGCCAGGCGAGACGGTCGCGCACCTGACTGAACTCACCACCACCGCGCTGCTCAAGCGCTGCAAGGCGAACCCGTATTCGACGTCGATCACGCAGGACTCCTCACGCGAGGCCATGATCGAATTCCTGATGAGCGATGCGGTTGCGAACGTCGGCGCCGGCCAGCAGATCGAAGTGGCGGCGCAATTTGCCGCTGCCGGCGAGCAGATGTCAGCGGCCGATCTGAATCGGACGCTCGGCGCTCCGCCCATGTTCTCCTGATAGGAGCCTTCCATGCAAGCGTGGCGCGACGTTGAACTGAACCGGCGGGGCGAGGGCATCGCAGACCTGTCCGTTCAGGTATTGAGTGATCCGGGCGGCGTCGCGGCCACGATCTATTCGGACGACGGCATCACCGTCGCCACAAATCCGCTGACCACGGCGTCTGACGGCTCATACAGCTTCTACGCGGCCAACGGCAAGTACCAGGTCGTTATCAGCGGCACCAACATCACCACCAAGACGTTGAGGGGCATTGTGCTCGACGACAACGCCAGCGGCGCGCTGTCGATGCTCAGTCAGACTGCCGGAGGATCCGCCGATGCGCTGACGGCCACCTATACCGGCGCCACGCTGGCGGACGGCTTGCAGGTCAATCTGCGGGCGATTTCGGCCAACGCGACGGCGGCGCCGACGTTCGCATTCAGCGGTGGTGCGGCGGTGGCGATCAAGAAGTACGGAAATGTTTCCGTGGATGTCGGACAGTGGGGGCCAAATTGGGAGCTGGAGCTGCGTTATGTGGCCGCCGGACCAAGGTGGGAACTGGTCAACGCGACGGGCCGCACGGCCCTTGGAACGGCGCGTACCTATTATGTCGACACGGCGCTTGGCAACGATGCCAACACCGGCTTGGCGGCCGGCTCTGGCAGCGCATTCAAGACACTCCAAAAGGCCGTCGACACGGTATGCGATACCATCATCGCCAGCGCGCAGATCACGATTCAACTGGCGGACGGAACCTACAACGAAAACATCACGCTCAAACGCCATTTCTGCGGCGGCATCGCCGGTCAATCATCGGTCAAGGTGATTGGCAATGCCGCCAACAATACCGGCGTCGTTCTCAACTCGACATCTGGTGATACGATTTCTGGCGTGGCGGTTGATACGCCATTCTGGTTCAAGAACATCAAGATCACGAGTGCTGCTGGAATTGGCGTACTCGCCGATTTCGGCAGCGTGATCTATCTTGACAACGTGAACTTTGGAGCGTGCGCATCGCACCATGTTCTGTCCGAGTGGGGCAGCAAGGTCGAATTCATCAACAACGGCTACACGATCAGCGGTGGTGCGGTGACGCACTGCTACGCCACCCGCGGCTCGATGATATTGATGCAAGGCGGCAAGACGGTGACGATCAGCGGCGGCCCGACATTCTCTGCGTATTTCGTCTACGCCGGCGCGGGCTGCATCGTGGATATTTCGGCCACCACCACCTATTCTGGAGCCACCAACGGCACGCAGGCGCAAAGCGACTCAGGTGGCAGGGTGTATTCGCCGAACCTTTTGCCAGGTCCGGGAGCAGGAACGCCTGGTCCGCTGAACGCCGACTACAAAGAGTCGGAAGTGCTGACTGGCGCGGCGCTTGCATTGGCGAACGCTGTGGTGAAGGACGTGACCACGCTGACGCTAACTCCGGGAGAGTGGGACGTGTGGTTCAATGCTGTCACCAAGGGCAATGCGGCAACGACGGTAGGATACCTCGGCGCTTCGATCAGCAACGGTGCGGCCACCACGTTCAACAACGTGGCCGATGCTGCGGCATGGGTGGTGCCGGGCAATCTGACGGTGTTCGCATTCTCCAATGATTTGAGCGCCAAGGTCGGCCCATATCGTATAAAGCTGACCGCAAACGCCACCATCTACGGCAACGTGTTGAGCGGCTTCGCGGTGAACACGCAGAACGTGTACGGCAAACTGCGTGCGCGACGGTTGGGTGAATACGCGCTATGACGGACATCGTCGACGTCCACGAATTCATCGAGCACTTTGGTCCGCGCATTCTGTCGGCCAAGAAGATTGCCGAGCTGGCGCTCCAGAAGATCGGCGCGTTCTCGGTCAACGACAGTGCGGCGGATCCGGTGCATCTGGCGCGCGCGATCGACTGGATGGACCTAGGTGTTCAGGAATTCACCGGCACCAACGATTGTCCGTGGCTGTTGCAGCGCCAGATCGAGATACCGCTCGACGCCAACACGGCGGAATACGACTTGCAAGACGCGATGGGCACGCAATTGCCGCCCGGCAATGTGATTTTCCCAATATCGGCCACACTGTCTGATGCCGATGGCAATGAATTGCCGATTCAGATTGTCGATTGGGAAGAATTCAGCGCCATCACGAAAAAGGATGCGACCGGTACGCCCTGCATCATCTACATCGACCGCACCACGCCGACGCAAAAGATGCTGGTCTACTACGTGCCCACAGTTGACACGTACACGCTGCTGCTCACCGTTCAGCAATATGCGCCTGACCTGACGCGAAACAACGGCGATACCGCGCACCAGATGCGCGCCGAATTCCAATTGTGGATGGTGATGATGACGGCGGCGCATATTGGCGGCGGCCCGGTCAAGCGGCTGTCGCTCCAGGTCAAGAATGACATCGCCAGCGAGGCCGGCAACCTGCGCGCGCGCCTGGCGGCCTATTCCAACAAGCCGCAGCCGATGAGCGGCGAGCCGCGGCGCACAGAAGCCTGGGGGGCATGATGAGCGTCGTTCGCCAATCAATACCTGATTTTCAGTTTGCCAATGATGTGTACATTGGCGCGATCGTGTCGTTCTACACGGTTGATGCATTCGGCGCCAAGACGGCAACGCTGGCAACGCTCTATGATGCTCAAACCGGAGTTGGAACGCTGCTTAACCCACAAACGATGGATTCTGACGGGAAGTTTCAGCAGCCCGCATACGTTGATGTATCGGTGATTGGGTCTGTGACGATTGCAAACGGGGTGGCAGATCACGACACCGGCATTTTTGCAATCCCCACCGTTGATGCAACTTCGCTTGCATTTCTTCAGGGCCTTTCGGGCGCGGTTGTGCGGAGCGTCCAAAGCAAAGAAAGTGACCTGCTTTCATTAAAAGACTTTGGCGCAACTTGTGATGGCGCAACAGATGACACCACCGCAACGCAAGCCGCAATCACCGCGATTGGAACGTCTGCAAAAACATTGTTGATCCCTGGGCCAACCAAAATAACCGGGGCGCTTACGTTTGGCCCAAACCTTGAATTGTGGTTCATGGCCGGGGCATATTTTGTCGGCACTGGCGCGCAGGTCTTGCAGGTACAAAGTCAGATCGTAGCAGGCCCACACCAATGTTTTTCCGCATGCGCTCCAATTGCAACCAATGGGATGACGGTATTGCCGGAGTGGTTTGGCGCAAAAGGCGACGCCAGCACAGATGACAAAGCAGCAATTCAGCTTGCCATCGACTTTATGAAAAATACGGGTGGAGTGGTGCAGTTTGACGCGCGCACGTACAACATGAGCGCTAACGTGAACATTGGTACAGCTTCGGCTGGCAGCGTTGGGCAAAACACAATCTTGCAAGGCAAAGGACGCAACTCAACGAAGATTCGCACAACCGGGGCTAATGCGAGCGGCTTGCAAATTCTCGGTGCTGCTGGCACGCCGCTGCAAGGCATTGCGGTGCGTGATCTGACAATTGGCAAGTCTGTTGCCGGGACTGGCGGTTATGGGCTCTATGCGCAGTACACGTCATTGCTGCAAATTGAAAATGTGACCGTCTCAGAATATTTTATTGGCGTTGGACTTCTGCGCGCAACAAATACTCTTGCAGAAAAAGTTCTTGCGGGGTACTCAGGGGTATCTAACAACTGGCGTGGCTTTGAGTTGAACGGCAGTGGCACAGGGGCGGGCGGTAATGCATCGAGTGTGTTCCGGGATTGCTACGCAGATGGTACAGGCGCAACTGGCACTGGCTCGATTGGATTCTATGCTTTTGGTTCCTATGTCAGTGACCTTGTATTTGATGCGTGCGAAACGCAATCGGCAAACATAGGCATGACGCTTGACTGTACGGCATCTGCCGTCAATGGAAACGAAGATGTGCAGATCATCAATCTGCGCACGGATCAATTCTCAACGTATGGGCTGTACGTGACCGGAGCCGGTTCAGCGGGATCAAATGACTCTATGATTTCGGTCATTGGCGGGTGGCACAATCCGAAGAACACCGGCGCGGAGACAGATGGCATTTACCTGCTCAACTCTCGCGGCGTTGCAATCACGGCTGGTACGCAGCTTTACGCTGATGCCAATTGGGCAAATGCCTACGGCGTAAAGATGAGTGGATGCAACAACATCACCATCGACAAATCGGTGATGTTCCGCGATCAAAAGTATGGCGTTCACATGACCTCATGTGGCTACAGCCAGATTGCCGGGAATTTCTATAACCAGTCAGGTCGCGGCGCAACCGCTTATATCTATGCTGTCGGTGGCGCGCGAATCATGGCAAACGGAGGTCTGTTCGATGGCTACGCGACGCAGGCCATTATTTTCGATGCAACTAGCTCTGGCTGTGGCATTGTTGGAAACACGGCCAACATTACCAACATCACGACGCGGTTCACAAACAGCGGCGGCGGCCCGATTGGTGCAGCAGATGGCTCGACGGGCCTGAACAGCGGCGTTTGAGCAAGGAGATAGATATGGCGGCGCTTCGTATTGCTGGCGGGTTCTTTGAGTTGTGGAGGGCAAAATATGGCGGCTCATCAGTCACCGTATACCTTCCGGGAACAACTGTCAAAGCGAGCCTGTTCACGAATCAGGATTTGACGATCTCGGCGTCCAACCCACAAACCCTCCAGCGTTTTACTCAAAATGGCGTCACCTACGGCAAGCTGCTAGTCCCGATATATGTCGGCGTGGCGCACTATTGCGACATCGACTCATTGGAGCAGACCGGCGTGGTGCGAACCAATCTCGCCGACCTGAACGCGGTCGACGCGGGGCTCTCCACTGCGATAGCGACAGGCGCGACGCGCGCGCGCAGTCTGAGCGACCTGTTCGCTGACGAAATCTACGCCGAGGACTATGGCGTGTGTAGCCAGGCGTCGAGCGCGGCGACCAACACGACCACCATCACGGCGGCGATCGCAGCAGCAGCAGCGACCTCGACCAACGGCGCGCGCGTGTATCTTCCCGAGGGAACGCTTGCCTTCACGCAATTGACGGTGCCGGTTGGCGTGATCCTCGAAGGGCGCGGGAACGATGCCACTACGTTGCAATCGCAGACGGGAGCCAACTGCATCACGCTTTCCGGCAACAACTGCGGGCTTGCTCGCCTCACGCTGGACGGCGTGAACAAGGTTGCGAGCGGCGTTGGCCTGTTCGCGCGCGCCCGCAAGCGCGTCATCATGGAAGATGTGAAAGTCAAGAATTTCGAGACGGGCATCTTCCTGCAAGGTGGCCGCCGCTCCAACTGGCAGCGCGTCGATGTGGACGGCTGCACCACCGGCGTCAAGTGGTATGGCGACCTGAACGCCTCTGGCGCGTCCGATGGTGATGAATTCCGCCAGAACACATGGACCGGCGGCGTGGTGAGCAACTGCACCGGCAAGGGCATCGAGGTCAAGTACGTCGACAAGAAAATATGGAACAACACGCTGCAAGGCATTGGCTTTGAGAGCAATACCGGCACCGCGCTGCACATCGAGGGCGCGCGCTACATCAAGGCTCCCGGCTGCTACTGGACCAGCAACACGACGGACCTGGTAATCAAGGACGGCACGCCGACGACCAAAGCCGATGAGAACACCGTGATCGACGTGCATTTCGATGGCGGCAGCATCAGCGGCGGCATCGTCACGTTGCAGGACACATTGCAGGACGTGATTTTCGACAAGATGGAATTGTCGACGATCGCCTTCACGCTCACGCTGCCCGGCAACGATGTAGTCGTCCGCGATTGTGTCGAGAATTCGGCAGTCACGATTGCCGGTGACGGCACGCGCTTTGCGCGCCAGCGCACCATGCTCGGCGACTTTCCGGGCAGCTCGGGCCTCACGACCGGCGCCGTGGCAACGACCGCCTGGGGCTACAAGATGGCGGCCGGCGAAGTAATGCGCGTGCAGGCCATTGTGGTCGGCATGGGCCGCAACGTGATCGACCGCATCACGTTCCCCTGGTATGTCTCGGCGCACCGGCCGGGGGGCGCTCTCAACTATCTGGGGCAGACGGTCAATTACACGGTGGGCGACATCGTCACCGGCGCGACCAGCGGAGCGACTGCGCGCATCATCGCGGATGCGGACGCCGGCGCCACCGGCACGCTGACGCTGAAAAACATCAGTAAGGAATTTGTTTCTGGTGAAATTATCACCGGGGCATCCGGCGGTTCGGCCACCACAAACGGCACCATCACCTACTCGAATGCCGTGATTGACTCTGGCGCGACCTTGATGGAGGGCGTGTTCCGTTCTGACGCCACCATGACCGTAACGTCGATCGTGGCTGCCGACGAGATTCAGATTCAAGTCACCGGCGCCGCGGCCAAGACGATGGAGTGGACGGTATCTGCGCAGGTAGTATCGACGGGCTGACCACATGAAGTGGCAGACCATCCCGATCAGTGAGAAGCTGTTCACCAACGTAGCGGAAACCTCGCTCACGAAGGCCACCGCAGCACTCGAGAATGCCTTCATCAATGAGGCCGGGGCGCACGCGCGCTTTCCCGGTCTGCTCGACCGCATCACATTCCCGTTCGGCGGGCGCGTCTATCTGTCGAAGTGGCGTGACGACCTGATCGCATCGGTGAGTGGGCAGACCTACCGCATCGACAAGAATCTCAATGCGACCAATGTAACTGGCGTGCCGGTGAGCGGCGGCCGGCGCACCACGTTTGCCATGACGGAAACCGAAATGCTGATGGCGGCCGGCAGTGACATCATCCTGTTCGATGGTGCGGTGACGAAGATGCTGTCGGTCGATGCGCCTCAATCCACGCACGTTGCCTATGTTGACGGGTACGTTCTCGCGGCACTGACTGACTCAAACTCATTCGAGCACGCGGCGGCGAATGATGCGCGATCCTGGGATCCGCTGGACATCTTCGCGGCCAACGTCAAGCCGGACAACATCAATGCGCTGGCGGTGAGTCCCTACGGCGAGCTGCTGGTGTGCGGCGTCGATTCGGTCGAGCAGTACGAGCGCCTGCAAACCGGCACCGTGCCGTTCTTCCGGCGCTGGACTGCTGGCGAGGGGCTGTTCGCGCCCTACACACTGATTTCCGACAAGGACGGCAATTGGGGCGTCAACAACCGCTACGAGTTTGTGCGCTTCACCGGGCAAAGCTCCCAGAGCGCCAGCGACGACATCGGCCGCTCTCTGGAGA